AAGTTCCTGAAAAATCCGACGTCCTCACCAAAACCAACAGTGAAAGTTTCACCCCAACCTCGGACTATCAGCCTGCAACGAAGAAGTATGTGGATGATAAACACATTATGCTTACGGTTACAGATGAAGCTCATATACAGTTGATTTCAAATCAAGAAGCTAAAGCAGGAGAAGCCGAATCAAAAATAAATCTTGTATTTGGAAGCATTGATAATTTTAAAAATATTATACAGAGATTATTAAGTGATAATATTTTATTCCTAAAAATTACAGAAAAAGAAATCTTTAAAGTAAGTACGAGTCACACATATTGCAATCCCGATAATGGAGCTTATGAACTTTCGTTTATTTATACTTATACTGCTATTGTCGATGCAAATAATATTAGCTTAGTTACAAAAAGAATTTATATTGCATTGAATTCAAATGCTACAAATTTTTTCGTAGTAAAAGATATACTCGTTTCCGACAACCTCACCACCCTCACCAAGAAAACCGCTGCCGAGTACGATACTATTGGCTCTAAGGATGCCAATACAGTATATTGTGTAACCGATTAAAACAACAATTATGAGTAACGAAAACAGTAATCTTAGAGTTGGTTCGGCTGGGGCTGGGCTGTTTGTGGGTAGTACTGAAATCTTGGGTGGTGGAGTAGCAAATTTACTAAAGGAGATTACCATTGCATCTGATTTTGAAAATCAAGCCTATGCAAGTAGGATTTTGATTGCCAACTTTAGTGATAATGATGGAATAACTCTTGAAAGAGTAGGCTCTCCGACTATCATTCCTGCACGCCACATAGAATGGTATAGTTTAAATGCAGAAGCAATGGACTATAATGTTTATAATGACGGTGATATAAACGTTAGATGTTTATCGGCTCATGTTGACTATGGGGGTGGTTATCCCCAAATTGTATTTGAAGATGTAACAGTTGAAAATGGATTTAATTGTATAAACTGGACAAAGTATTTCACAGTGCTATTAATATTTAATGCTATTTGATATGAAAACAATATACTACAACAGCAAATTAGCCAAACTTATCCTCTTTGGCGGCTACACAACTATAATGCTCTTCGGCTTCATCCTTACGAAGCTGAAAGAGTTGTCCGAAACGACCATACGCCATGAACGGACACATCAGAAACAGTTCTTCGAGTGCATGGAGATAGCGGCTATCCCGTCCGTATTGCTGGCATTCCATGTCAGTGCATGGTGGTTGTTACTTATCCCGCTATTCTACTACATTCTTTATTTGGCAGAATGGTTTGTAAGCTTCGTGTACCATCTGTTTACAGACAACAAGATTGGGGATGGCAAGGTCAATAAAAACGCCTATCGAGCGGGCGCATTTGAAATGGAAGCCAAACTCAACCAGGATAATCCGAATTACTTGAAAGAACGCAAATGGGGTGCATGGTTCCGCTATTACGGTAAGATATGAAAATCCCGTCCTACTCTCACGAGCAAAACGGAATGACGGTAGTTAGCTTATTGATAAGAGACACAAAGATAAAAATAATTGACAAATAACGATAAGATGAAGAATAACATTATTACCCAAAGCATACCGGGTGGTTTCTCGGTAATAGCAAGCAGTTTTATTGCACAGTCATTGGAACACATGATACCGTGGCTGATAGTAACATTTTCAGTCGTTGTATGCGATTTGATGTTCGGGATAAGGAAATGCTTGCTATTGGGTGAAGAATTTCGGTTTTCAAGTGCCGTACGCCGTTCTATGGGTAAAATGGTGACATACTTTGCCTTTGTCTGTATGGTGGTGATGATAAACATTGCTGCCGGCAATAAATGGAATATTGATGTGTATTCATGCTTGTTTGTCTGCTTCATAGAGTTCTGCTCTATCATAAGCAATATCTTGAAGCCAAAGGGATATAATTTCAACTTACTGAAAGCGTTGGGATTGTTCGGAAAGAAAGTGCTCGATGTCGAGAAAGAAGATATGAGTGAAATAATAACTAAAGATAAGGAGTAACAAAATGAAAAAGAAACTGATTATCGCAGCGATTGTTATCGCTATCATCGTGGGAGTTATGCTTTACATGCACTACACACCGTTTTGGGTGAACCTGACTACTGTTGTATCATTCGGTGTCGGTGTTGTTGCCGGATGGGTGGCTCGTGTGGTTTATGACAAATATTTTAGAAAGGAGGAATAACATGAGATACTTTACAATTGCAGAACTGGTTAAAAGCGAAACGGCTGATAAGAAAGCTATAGACAACAGATTGCCGCAAGAACTGCTTCCCAATGCACAAGCGTTGGTTGACAATGTCCTCGACCCGTTAAGAGAGGCTTACGGCAAACCTATCGCAGTGACAAGCGGATACCGTTGCCCCGCTCTTAATAAAGCAGTAGGCGGCTCTAAAACGAGCGACCACATGAACGGGTGTGCTGCCGATATTGTCGGTACTCCAAATACCCCGAAAGAAAACAAAAGATTGTTCAACCTTATACAAGAATTGAAACTTCCCTTCGACCAAGTCATTGATGAGAAAAACTTCTCATGGGTACACGTCAGCCACCGAAGAGAAGGCAACAGAAACCAAGTATTGAAACTCTAAAAAGTAAACATCATGGCAGCAGAAGTTTTATCATTTCAAGAAGAAGAAGGCAAAACAGCGTATTACGCAACGTTTGTCAGTGACGGTAATCCCGTTACCATACAGATAAAGAACAAGGGCGGAATGGTGACTGTATTTGCCAATATCGAGGGCATGAATCCTATCCCGCTTTCCCCAAATGCCAATCAAGCCTTAGGTCCTTCCAATGTGATATTTCGTCTTATTGGCATAGCGGCAGGTATGGAAATTACAATAAGAAGTGCTACGAAAGTGTCAGAAGCCAAAATGATTAAAGAGGGATAGCCTTATGAAACCAATCACTATCCCTCACATCAGCATTCCTATAATCGGCATTCCCGTAATCAGCATACTTACCATAGGGTTTCCCGGTGCTGGCGGAAATAAGCCGCATCCATTTCCTGACGAAGGGTATTTATTATTAGCCAATGACGCTCCATTGTTGTTGACTAATGAAGAGCCGATATTGCTTACAAGTAAAAATAAATAGTAGTATGGAAGAGAAAATAGAAAAAGGACAACAAATTGGACAACTCCCCAAAAGAGACGTTTTGACGGGTAATGAGCAGTTTCCATTTCAAGAAGACAGAGAAAATGGTTCTATCACCCCTAACGTCCTAAAGAGTTTCATTAGTTCCGGAAAAGGTGGATATATGAGCTATATAACCGAGTATAATGTTTCCATTCATCATCCTTCATTCGGGATTGATGGCAGTAATAGATATACATTAGAAGGTGCTATTGTTCAAGTTCCGGAAGATATAAGAACGGTTGGGCTAAAGGTGTCATTCTTGAACAATAGCGGACTTGTGGAGACATGGGAATTTGCAGGTGGAGTATTTGAAAATATCGAGAACTGGAAATCAAATGAAGATAAATTGACCGATATTCGAGATGAAGCCATCGACAAAATAAAGGATGCGGAAAGTGATGCAATTTCAAATTTCAGTTCCCAGCGTGTTACTCCTGATATGCTGTCTGAATCGACCAAGCAGTTCATTAACGGAAGTGGTGGCGGTACAATAAACAATCTTGCGGACGACGAAGACCTTGTGTCTGTAGACAAAGGGGAAAGCTTAAGTGTTTTAAAATTTGCCGACCGTGCTTTTAGTCCTGACAGATTCAGCGGCAAGGGGTATAAGATATTGCGTAGGAATATTGTTGGTGGAAAGAATATTCTTACCCAGGAAATGATAAATCAGCCTGATACTATATATGAAATCAGGTATGATTTTGATTTGGATGGCGCTGAGATAAGCATTCCTGAAGGGTGTATTCTAAAATTTAATGGGGGGCGTTTTTTAAATGCGTTGAATATCAAAGGGAATGTAGAAAACAAATACTTAATGCCGGAATGGTTTGGCGCGTCCAATGACGGTAAAACAGACAGCTCTGATGCATTTAATGCAATCGTGCGGATATGTCGCAGTATAAGATGTTCCAATAAGAAGACTTATCTGTTTACCAAAGACATAGATGCAAAGATTTTGAATGAATTGTCGATTGACATGAATATGTCTTCTTTCATAGATTTCCATATTGTCATAAACATGAATGATGGAATAAATGATTGGAGATCGACATACTCTTCTATCGGGCTTTCAATCAAAGAAGGATTTATCATGTCTAAAGGCAGCGATACGAAATACCGTAATTGGCAAATTCCTGTCATAATCAGTGGGGTTCCTGTACATTTGGATAATATGAATATAAGGCGGGTTCCTTATATACTGGCATTGGCTGATAGATATATTGATGTCATGCGTTGGCATAATGTCATTTATTATTCATGGGAGGACACCTATTCAGATGTAACATACCGGCTTGATGCTATAAATGTGGTGTTAAGAGACGGTACTATATCCAAAATGAATGAGGGACAAGAGTTAGCGGGAGATGCTTGGATATTTAATTCGGTAAATGAATTCAGAGGGTATAGCGAAAAAAGGACTTTTGATTATAAGTTAGGTACATTCAGAGAAGGACTGTATACTAACTTCATTAATTGCATACAAAGCAATATAACATTAACTCAAAAAATCAAAGCTAATTTTACCGGCTGTCACTGGGAAGCCAGCGGAGTTACAATTGAAGGTAGTGGAGGTCTCATTCAAGCCAACTTTATAGGCTGTTATTTTTATATGAATAGCAGGATATTAAGTGAAAATCAAGGCGTAACATATATTGGTTGTTATTTTAGAGGGTTATGGGATAAAGCCGGAGATATGACAATGCCTGAGTTTTTGAATAATACTGATATTGTGGATATGAATTGCGTGTTTTTCAACTGTAGGATAGGGGGGACATTGGTTGATACAAATTGGTACAAAGCCTGTTATTATAATTATAATAGAACGACTTCATTAGGAATGCGTCCATATGTTATGGACGCTTTTAACAGAGGAAATATTGAATTAAGGGATATCGGTAATATTATTAATAATAGGGGAAATGGAAGTTATAAATATACAATATATCTGTTGTGTGGAGAAAATATACCTATTGCCAAACGTGTTCTTAATATAGATATTACCGATAGTGATAAAGAGAAAGCGCCATATTTCTATATAAACCCAGGTAAGAACTATGGGTTTGAGATATACAGAGAGTCACCTAACGGGAAAAAAGAAGTTGTTGTTGGATTCAGTTCGGTTAATGACGTTGAAACCTTATCGTTTCAGGATTTTTCAGACTGTGCGCTAATCGGTGAACATGATTCTACCTGGTCAAGTATGAAGACATCGGTATTGCTGTGGAAACCAGTAAAGGACGACATACCGGACAAAACTTTATACCCGCATTTTTTTTACAATCAGGGAGTCTTGATGTCAACGAGTGGGAATTTAAAAAGTCCGATTACTGATTTTCTCGCAATTCCATATTTAAATGTAGGAGTTACTTCACAACGTCCTGGCAATGCAGATAATGGTTTTCAATTTTTTGATGTGACCCTGCGTAAACCTATATGGTGGAACGGTTCTTCATGGGTAGATGCCAGTGGAGTTTCGGTGTAATGTTTTCTAATTGTTTAATTATTTATGGTATGAAAAATAACATCTTAGGTGCGGTGGTATATCTATCCACCGCCATAGTATTCTGTGGCAGCACTGCACTGCTGATGCTCTTTATAAAGGAAAACAGCGACCGTTGCCACTACTATAACGGCAAGTGGAACAAAACAGACTTGCTGTGTGGAGCTGTCGCAATATGTGCAGGCGTGGTTGTTAATCATTATCTGTTGAAGTTATGAAGAAGTTAGTGTATATAGTTTTTCTTGTATTGACGGTGTATTCCTGTAGGACGAGAACTGTTTATATGCCGGTTGAGACAAAGGTTCTTGACAGTGTGGTTTTCCATGATACTACATTTCAAGAGAAGCTGATACCGTACAAGGACAGCGTATCTGTTGCCGATACAACGTCATTCCTTCGCAATCCGTATGCCTACAGCTATGCTTCATTTAGCAACGGGATATTGAACCATTCATTGGGCATTTATCCTCATGCTACGGTAACGGTCAAAATGCCGTATTTTATCGAAAAGATAAGAAGGATTGAAGTGCCCAAGCCTTATCCGGTAGAGAGGGAACTGTCATGGTGGGAAAAGTTTAAAATCAATTACGGTGGTGCCAGCATTTCGATAAATCTGACATGTGTTTTATTCGTAATTGTTTGGCTCACCATAAAGATAAGAAAGAAATTAACGATGTAGAAGTTGGCTTGTAGCTGACACTCTTTCGGGGCTTAGAGTAAAAAGAAAGCCCCCAACGTTCAAATAATTATTGCCACATAAAAATTTGAAAAAAGCATAAGACACCGCACGTTGGAGGCTTTAATATCTTCAACACGGTATCTTATGCTTTGTTCGTATATAATCAAATATTTTATGTGGCAGGGCAAAGATAAATATAAAATTCAGAAAAACTATGTGTAAGTCAGAAATCTTTGCCGAAACAATTAATCTCGTGGCGCAGGAGACCGAAATACCCGCCAGCCGAATACTATCTTCGGATAAGGATACGGAAACCGTAGACGCCCGCTATTTGCTTGTACAGTTGCTTGTCGAAAGGGGAATGTACCCTTCACAGATAGCTCCTAAAATTCACAAGACCAAACGCGCGATAAACTACATGATTCCCAATTTTCAAGAACGTATGGAAGGCGGGAAAATGTTGAGAATATATTGGGAAAACATTAGGAAAGCGTTGGGAAACAACTGATTTCATGGCAGTATCGGTATTTATACTTTTGTGATGCGGTTGATTTTGACCGTAATACAAAATATAAATCTCTATGGAAAGAACGTATGTCTTCAATCAAGACGGGAACAACGGAAATGGTGGCGGAAGCAAATTCGACATCATGGCTATGTTGCCCAACTTGGTGGGAAGCAAGGGTGTAGACCCCGGACTTCTCGCTTTACTGAACCAGGGACGTGGCAGCCAAGACCAATGGGGCGGCTCGTGGTGGTTCATCTGGATTATCCTTTTGTGGTTCTGTTGGGGCGGCAACGGCTTCGGCAACCGCTTTGGCAATGGTGGCGGTCTGCCTGCTGAGCTTAACGGTGATGTCGGTCGTGAATATCTGATGTCAGCCATTCAGGGCAATGGCAATGCCATCAACCAGCTTGCTTCTTCTTTGAACTGCTCTACCCAACAGTTACAGAGCGCCCTGTGCAACATCCAGGGACTTATCGCCAATGTGGGCAATCAGGTGGGCATGTCAAGCCAGCAAATCATCAACGCATTCCAGTCCGGAAATCAGGCTGTTCTTACTCAGATTGCAGATTGTTGCTGCAAGACTCAGAACGCCATTACCACAATGGGCTATGAGAACCAGCTTGCGATGTGCAATCAGACCAACGCGCTTGTCAACACGGCCAATCAGAATGCTCTTTCATTGCGTGACGGTGCGACCGCCAATACCAATGCTATCCTTGCGAAGCTGGACGCCATGCAGAACCAGGCATTGCAGGACAAGATTGCGGCTCTTACAGCAGAAAAAGCCACTTTGACTGCTGAAATCTCCCAACGTAACCAGAATGCTACTATCCTGAATTCAGTAGGACAACAGATTGCTCCTTTGGCAGCAGGCTTGCAGGCATTGCAGTCCGATGTCGATGGAATAAAATGCAAGATGCCTAACACCGTTCCGGTTGTTTACCCTAATATTCAAGCCATCAACACAGACTGTTTCCGTGCTGCGGCTTTCGGTGCTTACGCCGGTGATGCAATGTATGGACGTGGCGGTTGTGGTTGTAACAACTACTGGGGTTAATTCCGGTAAGAAAGGGGGTAATTATGTGGCCTAACTTTTTTACAGGATTTCCTTTCTTGTTCCCTACTATTGGAAGGGCTAATTTCAATACCCTTCCTACGGTAGCCGTAACAGTCGGCACGGAGAACGTGACTTTGGAACTTCCTAACCATGCGTTCCGTAACAGAAGCTATGTAGGCGGTTTCTATGTCAGTCTCCGCCAGGCGATACCAGCCGGCACGACTGCTACACTCCCGATACTGATAGGGACTAACGGGGATACAAGACCGTTGCTGGCTTACAACAATGAGCCGGTGACTGTCGGCAACCTTGCCGGAACGGGTATCTACGAAATTCACTATAACAAGTACACCAACGAACTGTTCCTTGTTAACGGTGGGTATCGTCCGACAACCGCATCGACACCGACTCCGACAGCAGAAGCAACCGCTCAAAAGAGCAAGTAGTTAACATGGGGCTTTGTGGTTGTTTCCAAAATGGAAATAGCCACACCCCTTTAAAATCAAACCAATATGTTTCAAAATCTACGAGTTAACAGTACATTATTTCTTCTTCACAGAGGGGCAAATCCAAGTTTGGAATGTGGGCAGGTCGTTAATGCAAGCCCTATAAAAACTATATATAAGACTGTTCCCAACATGCCTTATCCACAGCCGGTCCAAGTTATTGATTTTGTCGTGAATATAAACGGGCAAAATGTTAATTTGCAAGAAATACCGGCTAATGCCAATATTGCCGATGATGTTAAAACGGGGATGCTGATTACTGGTTCAAGAGACGAGATGAACACCGAGGTCCTTACTATGAAACAGAAGAGCGAGGATGTTCTAAAAAGCGTGGAATATCATCAGAACTTTCTTAGGGTGTGTGACCAGATGCTTGCCACGCTTAACCCGGAATTTGCAGCCAAGCAACAGCAGGAACAAGAAATATCCGCATTGAAAGGGCAAATGTCCAATATGGATAAGAACATGCAGGAGATGAGCAGGAATATGGCTGACCTCATTGCGCAAAACCAGAAATTAATGGAACAGCTCGGAGTTGCTGAAACATCTAAAACACTTTATTTCCGCAATCTCATTCTCTATATTCTCTATCCGTTTCTCGTATTCGAGGTTTATGTTCGCTTGCATTGCAAACATCTGTGCGGAAGAAAGATGCCGTTTCAATGCGTTTTCCATAGAGTTGAATGCTGCGATGTATTCCAATTTAAATTTTAGGGCTTTCTTACCAGTGAATCCCATCGCCAAAAGAGTGAACCCGTCTCGGTTCATTATAAATCGTCTTGCAGATTTCACCCCTCCATTGGGCTGTGGAACATCTTCTGTATATTCCACGAACATGTCCCGAACTTTTGCGTCACATTCATTATCAGCGTTTTGCAATAAATTATCTATTGCTCTTACTACATCGTTTGGCTCTTTGCCAAACTTTTCAGCAACCAAAATACTATTGGTTAACACTTGGTCATTTTGACCTTTAAAAACTAATTCATTTGCCATTTTTGTAACGTTTTATGGCATTGCAGAAAGAAGACGGTCTGCAATTAACCCGCCGTTACACATACCTAAGAGGCAGTTGGGAGGCTATTAACTCTCCACACGGGTTTGCAGACCGCTATAATATACAGCGTTAGCTTACAAACATAAAAAATGCCTGCTAATAGCAGACAACCGTCCGCCTCTTAATATGTGTAACGCTGCAAATATACCTCTAATTTCTATAACGCCAAATAAAAAACTTAATATTTTACTTTTCTACCCCATATCATCGCGTTATACAACGAAGTGGCATACATCTTAATCTCTTCCTTGCTCTCAAGGAAATCAACCTTAGAAGCTGCTATCATAGCCTCTGTATAAATCTCTTTGTTTGAAATATTATTCTCTTTCATATTATCTGCATTTAACTTTTGTAAGTCCATACTTAGCCAACCTTAGATATATCGTCCTTACACTTACATTCAGCATCTCTGCCATTCTGCGGGGCTGTATATTTTCTTCCTTGTACAACTTGGTAATGTTTTCTTCCGAAAGTGGGTCAATGAAAGGTTTCTTAGGCTCTGTTATCCCCATCCGTTTACGTGCTTTCGCTGCATATGCTTCATTCTGTTTGTCTTTTGTGACGTAAATAACAGTGGTCTTGTTAAGGCGTAGAGGGAATAGCCTTCTTTCCACTTCCTTGTGTTGTTCGGCAAGGCTTTCTACATCCCCGTTGACCGTAGTGTCAATCTTCTTGTATTTGTCCGGGATGCGGGAATGTCTGTCTCTGATTATTCTGTCTGCTCTTCTCATGACTTCTCTTCATTGTCTGAAAACACTAAATTTTGTACTTCTTCTTCCCATATATCTCCCTCATTTCCTTCAAAGTCAAGATATACCGTATCTTTAGGGCTTGGATTGTTGAAACTAGAAAGCATCCCTATTACCTGCATGGGTATGGAAAGTCTTTCTCCTTGTGGTGACGGGAGTTTTATTCTCACCCGGTCACCGATTTTTAATTCTGTTATATCCATTATTTTATTATACTAAATTTATGATACCACTTGTCCGCATGGCTGAACCATCCTATAATGAATGATTTGCCGAAGAGGGTTGCTTTGTATAGTTTACTCATGCGTTTCTTTGTTCTTTAATTTATCAAGGAACTTGCTATCTCCCGAATAATTCACACCGATAGCCTTTTTACTTTCAACAATCTGTTCCAAAAGGGTTATAGCTTCCTTTTTCACTTCTTCTACTTCATTATAACCGCAGGCTTTATCAACCAACTGTTCCATAGTCGATTTAGGCTTGGAAAGAGCCTCATTCAACTTTCCCAATCGCCAGCAGCAGTAATCAATTGTGGCAATGTGCTCTAATTTACTCATGGTTGTTTTCTTTCAACAAATTCGGGTTGTCGTGAATATTACTAACGACTGTCATAGCATGCCATTCGCCTAAAGGTCTCATGCCGACTTTTTTTCAAAATCGAATTGTAATGCGAATGTAGCAAGTTCTTTGTTCCACAATACAAGAGCTATTCATTGTCCGCATACAAGTATGTCTCCTTCGTAGATTTCCTTTCCATCCTTGTCGAATAACCGGTAAACTGCCTCAATTTCTCTATCGGTATAGGTATCTCATGCGCACCATCAGTTATCATATCGACAAGTTTTTCGCCCCATAGCCTATTTGTATAACAACCATCTATCCATGCGCCTTTGAAAAAGTTGTATGGGTAGATGGCTTTTGCTCTGAATTTTATTTCACGTTTCATAATCAATATCTTTTTCCGTGTTTGTTTTCTCTCAATTCATTGTATCCATATTTATTCTGTTTTGAGCCATACGGCAGACGTCCAACCGCCGTATGGCAATATTTATTTCTTCATTAACCCAATGCGCTCTTTCAAAGTAAGAAGGTAGTCGTGCATCTGTACTTTTTGAACCTCCATTAAAGTGACCTGATTTTCACCAGCTATTTCAACAGCATCTTTTCGGCCAAGAAACAGGACTAACTTATTATGTTTGTCCATCAACTCATTATATTCGATATACATACGGTCAAGAGGAGTATCAGCTACCTTGTATGCCTTTTCAAATACATCTTTAGGCGACCAGCTTTCATATCCATCTTCATAACGAACATGATAACCCTCATCGTCAAAATTTTCCGTTGACGGCTTTTCTCTGAGGAGATGTTTTCCCCACGCATCACCTCTTGTCATAGGTTCGGCTTCAATCTATTTTGTTCCAATATACTTTTTCATATCAATATGGATTTTACAAAGCCCGTCCAAGGCTATTTAATTTATTTCTCTTGTCGTAATTACTCATACGGGGCATTTCCCGTCACACCGCATGTTCACATGCACATTGTTTGCTACACCCGATATGAATGATCTTTTGTAGCATTGTCCACTGTAGGGGCTGTAATGCTTGCAGTGTTCCTGGTATTCTTTTCTATTCATGGTTAATCAACTAATTCAAATTCGTAAACGAAAACATAAGGGTTAGACTCCCACGTCCCTTTGCCGGAGACTTTATCTATGAGGGCGGCAAAGGCTTCACGAGGGGTGCAATAAGGCTGAATGTCCCCTTTATAATAATAAGCATCCATAAAATGTGTATCTGCACTTCCGCATTGTCCTTTGTAAATTCCTTCTTTCAGGCAATCTTTATCGGAGATGTCTTGCAACCGTTCTATCTTGATGTCGGTAATGCGGATATGATGGGGCATGAGGTCAGCACGGACAAACATTTTATTAAAAAATCCGCTTCTCTTTGGCATTATAGGATAGCCATCTTCGTCCAATTCGTAATCAGGCATATTACCACAATCGCTATAGTTTTGCGCAATGGCAACAACCTCACCGACTTTATATTTTGGAATATTCCAACCCGTAAAGTCTCCTTTGTCGTTTTTCCAACCAAAAGCATAATTTAATGGAGATACTATGTTCCCGTCATTATCGTAATCATTTGGTTCAAAAACGGGGAATACAATATCATAAGTTTCATTTGGTCTGTCATACTTGCAGACCCTTCTCGTCATAGTCTTCCGACCATCCAATACAGCCTGGGTTAGGCTATATTTATCATTGAACATTATCTTCTTCATTGTATCTTTCTTTTAACTCTTTCAAAACAATCTCCATACCTTCATCCAGTCCTTTCTTGTAGCCTGATATATGCTCACCTATGTTGTAAACCAAGCATCCTGCAACGATAAGAGTAACTCCTACAGTCCTATGCCAATAGAGAAAGGATACACTGAACGGTGAGAATGTCAGTCGGAAATGACCGATGAATAATGCTGATATGATGAATATCGCAAGAAAAAATATTAGGTTTGCTTTCATAATCAATCCTCCACTTTTTCAAAGTGCACATCTTGTTTATCTTGTCTTTCAAAATACAAGCAATAATAATTACAGCATTCCGGTCTACCATTAAAGACGCATTTATCGCATCCGTATATAAAACCGCTATCTTTTTTCACGATAATTTTTTCTCCATTATATTCAAATACCTCTCCGATTTTTCTTTCTTGTTCCATAATCAAATCTCCTCTACTTTAAAAGATAATTTCTCAAGTTTCTCCATCTGCTTACGAAGAGAAGCGATTTTCCTAATCTTCATTTCTTCCGCCTTTTTCAACGCTTCGGATTTATCGGTGAATGCGTTTTCCCCTATACGGAAGTAAGAACATAAACCATCCCTTACATATTCTCTATCTTCAAATCTACTTCTAATAATATCTGTTTCTATCTCTTTAATACCTTCTGTTAAGGCATACTTTGTTATAAATACTTTTGCCATAGTTGTAATCATTTATAAGGTTAAAGTGAATTAAGAGAGGCAGCGGACACGGGGCGAACCCAATCGTCACTGTCCTGAATGTTGTCGTATCTAAAACCGTCGCCCCAACTGAGAATAAAATTGCGTTTGTTTCCTTTTCTCGTAGAACACCAATACCAGTCATCTTTCACTGGTTGTTTTCCGCAGATAGCTAAGGCTGCATTCAGCATAACCTTATGTTCATACCCTAAGACACTCTCTTGTAGTGTAGGAATGCGCCAACTTAATCCATATAAGTCCAATGCTATGACTTTCTCAGCAATTTCGCTTCCGGATGCAGCCAATGCTTTGGTATTGCCTATTCCATCGGTATCCTTCATGCCTTCTTCTGTGGTTGGATATATCTTTCCTGTTTGCTCTTTCTCCCAATCAAGAAGAATATGGGTATCATTATCCATATCTTCCGGATAGAAGAATAAAGCATTGCCATCATGGATAATAACTACACATTGTGCCTGTTCGTTTTCTTCATGCAGTCCCCAAAATTTAGGTTCTACAAAACTCTTGTTGGCGGTAAAGATGAATACACCATTACCTACATTTTCTTTTGTGTAAATTCCTTTGCTCATAATAGTTATATACTTTTATTCGTTAATCATTAAACAAATCAACAGCTTTCGCAACCCAATACCATATCACGAAATAAAAAGCGTATTTGGCTAATCTTTCGCAAGCTTGTGAAGGCTCTAACCCAACAATGAAATTCCACGTATTATACTCATGTACACAAATTAGATATGATATAATGATAGAAACCAGTATATATATAAATCTTCTCATATAAGTTTTAACGCTTCTTGTATCCCGGCTTCCAGTGCTTCCTCGTAGGTGTCCCAATTCCCACCATCGTTAGGTCCTTTGAAATTATCGTCTTCCATCCATGTACCGCTATCGGCTTTTACGATAGCATAGCCATAACCACAAGCGTTACGGTATATTTCAATATGCAGGTTCTTGGTTTCACGCAGCCACTTTTGGGCGATATACAATGTTGGACACAAAAATTCAACTGATTCGTCATCTATTTCCGTACAACACGACATACTTTGCGGAAGGTCATATTTTGTAATAACCTTATTGCAGCCTATTATGTGTTCACACTTCCAATCAAACCCTTTATCTTTCAGTAGCTTTGCTGTCTCTAATGTTACGAGTTCTTCGGTCATAGTTCACTCCTCCTTATCTATCTTAATATCTGCCACTTTGCCACGATTGATAAAACCGCCACAGCTAAACAAATCGGTTATACATGCTGTGTAGTTCACCTCTGCGCATTTCTCGTACAGAGAGCATGAGGCGCAATGAATATTATCTTGCACCGCTTCATGCAGCACTCCGTCTATTATTATTCCGTTATTTACTTTCATACCGTTCATCTATTAGAAGTTACACCCAAACATAATACTTTGTCAGACACACCTATATCATCAAATTCAAGAATTAAATACTCTGTATCGTAAGGATAAGGGTATCTGCAATTTTTCAATTCTTCATCCGTTAATTTGCGTCTGACACGCATCTCTATTTCGTAATCATCGGAAAGATTCTCAATTATTTTTCTAAGTTGTCCTACGCTCTTTATTTCCATGGTTATTTCCCTTTCAAAATTTCAAGTAATTCTTTCGCTCTTTTATATGTATCAAAGCCTTTTATGTTTCTCCATTTATCAGAAAATAAGCCATCTTCTCGTACCTGAACCCAATATACTGTTATAGGGATACAACCGTTATATCCCTGACCTTGTATAATCCTATATCGTTCCATAACTTATAGCGTTAAAGTTATACTCACTTTTATGTGCTCTGCGGGTTCGACTGTTAGTTTCGACTCTGCATATTGCCGTACCGGATATATAACATTAACATTCATGCTTGTCTCGGCTTCAAGTTTTTCCAAAATATGAGCTATCTCCATTTCGGCTTTCGCTTTCTTGTTTTTTGCTTCTTCTATATCCATGATTATTTTCCTTTCAATTCATTAATTAGCACATCGGCGCAAGCAATAGCAAATTGAGCAACAGCTTTAGGTACTGTATGTTTCTCGTTTTCTTTATATGTTGCTCCGGAACAGGCATAACCAACTTCTTCTTCATTGCTTAGTATTCCTTGCATGGCAGCTTTCGCCAGTTCGTAACGCCTCTGTTCCCAATCAATATTATCAGACCTTTCTTGAAGTATTTCAACCTCATCAAAACTTAATTCAATAGGGCTCCCGTAACTATCACACTTATCAAGTGTGACACGTGCGTAATCAGAAATATTGATAATTTCTCCAGTCTCTTTTATTCTCGCTTTCATTATTTACCCTCCTTTTCAACATATCCGTTTTCAATACACCAGCACAGCATCTCATAGGCTGAATTAATAAGTTCCTTACTCTCTGTCAGGTTTAATATAGAACGCGAATAAGGCTCCATATATAAACATGTTCCGCTATTTGCAAGTTTCTGTAAGGTTAGTACATGTGTGCCAATAAAGCAAGGCAGCTTGTCGAGAATGTCCTGCAAGGTAAACACTCCACAACTATTCCTATACGAATGGTCGTAACTACCTGTTTCAGCGTAATATAGATTAAAACATACATTGTACCAATGGTGCTTAATTGCTTTTTCAGCATCTTCCCATAACAATGTAATTCCATCGTCGTCCGTAGCAATTAATACCATACTCGCATCGCTTGTATCCAGCCCAAGCTCCTGCAAATGTTTCATCTGTTCGACTGATAATACATATTTTGATTTCATAATCATTGCTTTTTATTAGGTATTAAATCATCCAAATACGCCCATTCTTCAATGGCATCTTTGGAACACTCGTAATCATCGCACTCTTCATCGTCCCAGCACTGCTCTGTTACATTCCAATAGCGGACACCGTAACCAGTTCCAGTGCTTAATTTCCCATATACAAGGCATGGTATCTGCGGATAATGTTCATTTTTGTATTCTCCATGAGCTTGTGGCACTTCATCTTTAGTCTTGTGCCACACGCTATTAATGCGCCATTCAGCACCGGCAATAAATCCTTCTTTAAATTCATCTGCACCACATTCGCAACAATCGAATGCTGTATTATGACCGTTACAATGTCCGCAATATTCACGTTCTGAACATGGATAGGTTCCATTACAATTATAATGCTTATGAATTGCTTCCCTTGCTGCTTCTTCTACTGTCTGTTTCATAATCAATGACTTTTAATTTTCTTATATTTACCGCACTTCTTGCAGAAATAGTGACGGACGGTGTACCAACTGCTATCGCCCCAATCATCAACAACTTCAACTCTCCTCTCAAATAAGTATTCCCACTCGTGGCAACAGAACCATTTCTTTATAATGGCATCAATTAAACGCTTCATAACCAACTGCTCTCCTTTACAATTCTACCATCGTCTAACAACGTGTATAGTTTACCCTTATATGCCAGAGCGAAACACCATTGGCGGGCATACTTCAAATACTGATGCAATTTGTATCTGTGCGGGTGTTTCTGCACCTTTTCTCTTATTCTTCGTTTCATAATCAATATGTTAATATTAAATTTCCACTTTTGTGTAATTACTAAAATCACAATACAAGTATTGACACCAACCACCGAAGCGATATTTATCATTTAGATACCTACATTGGGAAGTCCACTTACTCTTTGTAATAATCTCGTACACCGTTCCTTTATGGATGAAAAGGTCGCCGACTTTTAAATTAGAAAGTTTAACTGTTTTCATTTCTTCCTTTCATTCCGTTTCCGATTGTCTTCCGAAACACGCATTTTGCACCATGATGTCTTGATGTGATACACCTTTCCGTTGCGGTAGATTGTCCTGTCATAGAAGCAGGATATATCTGCCACTTTGCCACGATTGATAAAACCGCCACAGCTAAACAAATCGGTTATACATGCTGTGTAGTTCACCTCTGCGCATTTCTCGCACAGACCGCATTCGGATGCACCGTACTTCCGGCAATAGGCAAGGGAATGCTTGCCACATTTCGCGAAAGAGGTACAATCCGAACGGGGAACTGTCTGATGGATGTTCATACTATTTGCCTTTTTCTATAGATTCTATTGCTAGGAATATCTCATACATTACTTGTGGTAAAATCGCATTGCCGTATGCCTTTATCGATTCCTGCCGCCACTTTGAAAAGGCAATACCGTCCAATCTGGTGGAAATCCCATCATCTCGGCTACAAACAGGGGATTGAGTAGGGAAGTTTTCCCAATCAGGCGGGCACACAAATGGTTCAGTTCTGATGTCCGGGGACTGCCGTCTTTCCGGTCCTTTGCCGTTCCGGGATTGTGACAACTTGTCGTTGGTGTAGGTAACATTCCGTGGAAATCCATTAGGCTGTTCGGACGATTGCTTCCGTTTCTTCGACTCGCCATCGTTTTTGCACCTGCATTTTTCAAATCCTTCACCCGTTTTGCATGGTGTATGTCGGTAGACATCGGAGTTGGGAGCAGCTCTACCGGATAGAATGTTGTTTTCCCATTCCCGTTGCATACCTTCAACCCCTGCGTCTGCACGGTGGACAACAATTTTCTCTCCGCATTCAACCTTGCATTCATCGCCTCCTCTTTTGTATCGAAAAATCCGAGGTGAATCCTTTTCCTGTTCACATAGATTATCGCATGCCATTTGTTCCGTCCCTTCGGTTTCCTTACTCCTGAACCTTTCTTCCGATTGTGAAGATTTTCCCAATGAGCTAATATCCGAAGATTTTGCTTTCTGTTGTCCGTTTTGCATCTGTTGATATGGTCCACTTCCTCGTTTTCCTTCGGACAGCAAATCAATCTGTGCATCAAGATAGTCTTCCATTTCTTTCCATCTTCTTTCGCTCTGATTGTTCTGTAAACATACCCTGAATTGTTTATCTTCCATTTCCATTGATTCAGAAACGGAAAATCTTCCGAATCTACAAGTATATCCACTCCCGATGTTGTTGTTATTGTCTTGTATTCTTCTCGCAATAAAGAAGACACGGTCCCTTCTGTGCGGCGCTCCGACGGCACAAGCCGGAATAACAACCGGTTGGACGGAATATCCTTCACGTTCAAGGTCGTTACACACTGTTTCGACGACGTATTCCTGCTGATGCAATATTCTTTCTCGGTCAACCTCTCCGAACAGAGATTCTTCACGTCCCAACGCAGTTTCACTGCCGGGTTGTACCATCGAGAGGATTCCAGCAACGTTTTCACCAACAACCCAATCGGGCTGAATCTCCCGTATCGCTCGTAGCATTTCCGGCCAGAGGTAGCGGTCATCTTCCGCTCCCTTTCGCTGTCCGGCGCAAGAAAAAGGCTGGCAGGGGAAACCTCCGGTGAGGACATTGATTTTTCCCCGCCACTCTGTAAAATCTGTTTTCGTGATGTCTTCATAACTTTTGCTGTTTGGAAACCAATAATCAAGTATTTTTCTCCCGAACGGGTTTATTTCACAATGGAACACGTTTTTCCAGCCCATTATCTCGGCAGCTATTTCCGGGGCACCGATGCCGCTAAACAGAGAGCCGTGTGTCAATTCTCCTTTCTTCATTTCCATAATTCAGAACCACTCTTCATCCGCTCCAACCTCTACCGAAAGCCAGTCCATGAGGAGGGTTATAAGGTTATAAATCAGTTTCATTTCACTAAACTTTTATCGCGTTGGCAATATTATCCGCATCCGACAGCTTTCTTACCAGCACATCAAACGCCGCCGTGCACCGCTCTGTGTTCATATTGACCGTTTTCCCGATTTTCAAACTATCGGAAGCAAGGTTCATCATCCTTGCCACATTGGAAAGTTTCAGGTATTCCAACGTAAACCCGTTGAACCGTGCATCTTTCTTCTGAAGTTCTTTAATCCTTTCGTCAAACTGGATGCAGGCGTAATCACATAATGTCCTTGCAAGTTCGAACCTTGCAATCTCTGCGGAATGGGATATGCCGTTATCGTCGAGAACCTGCTTGAACTGCCAATACAGCATATCCACGTGCTTGTTCACTTTTTCCGTGTACTTGTCGTTGCAGTCGGCGAAAAACTCGCTCCGGTCTGAACCGATAACGCTGTTTACAGTACGCTCGTATTCCTTTCTTGCTTTATCGGCATCATTCAAATACCGCTTGAATACCTGTTTGTAATAAGGCGTTCTCTTCATCGCATGCAGACACTCTATAACCTGCCCGCAACAGATGTCGTTTGTGAGCAGTATGTTGTAGGTGCACAGAACTACAAGGCTCTCATACTTGCTGATTATCTGATTTGCCGTGTCGGTAGTCATTGCCTTGTCTGTTCTGCCTTGTTCATATTCTTGTTTCTGCTCTCTTTTGCAAGTTCATCAATCATGCGCTGATACTTCCTTGCCACCAACGGGCAGCGTATGCGCATTGCATTGTCACGCTGCCACTCCAATTGTTCGATTTCCTTTTCAATCTCTATGTCCATGATTATTTACCGTTTGTTTCTTATTTGGATAAACCCTCGTTTTTCGCATTCCTTCAACAGTTCCATATCTTCATCCCTTATATCGCATGGCGCCTCATGATTAACACTCATGTAATCCGATATGCCAAACTTTTTGCATATATCATAGTAAAAGCGTCTTTGCCTGCCTCTTGTCGTCCAACATATTGTAAGTCTCATACTTTATTGTCAAATTTATGCTTTCGCCAATACTTATAACTGGCATACTCTCCACGTCTATCAAACATTATACGCTCGAATGTACCAACACGCCGCAATGCTTCGTTTGCGTACAGGTCTCCACCGGCTATCTTAGCTTTCAACATCTCAATGTACTCTTCTCGGCTATACTCTTCTCCAGTAAAAACATTAATTTTTTCTTCCGGCATTGAGTGTATCACTTCATCCCGCTCCTTATCGTAAGTGGCAAACCAGCTCATGATGACAGAACCGTCTATTTTGCCATAAAATCCACCGTATGATGAGTTTTCCCTTGCCCGTTTAAAACAAAGGCAAACGTCCTCAATTCTGAAATAATAATACTTGTCAAGGATAGAGTTTACAATGGATGCTACTTGATAGTCATTCATATCCTCGCGGCTACGGCCGTAAAACAACAGAGTACCTTCTATGAACTTTACAAGAACCGCCTTTATGCAGGTTTCGTTATCTTTCCTCCATTGTGATAATTGTATGGGAGGTGCGTTTATCGCTTGGCTTATGGAAGTTATCTCATTACTGATGTTCTTGCAGATAGCAATCAGCTGCCTGGAAGATAGAACCGCTATTTCCTTGCTTGTTAGTGTGATTTCTGTTCCCATTGTCTTTTAGTGGAAATAACCCTTGGTAATTATTACTCATGCTTTGCTCTATTATTGCAATCATCATCTGCTTGTCACCTCCCGAAAGAGTTAATAGCTTCCGGTAACATGCCTCTGCTCCGGTCTGCTTGTATGGCTGCCCCCTCTCTTTTTTGTAGTTGAGCCAGTATATGAATATATCCTTGTATTCTTCCTCTACGAAATAGAGGTCAAGTACCTCTTTCTTCCTTATTGAGTTTCTCCCGTCTATCCATGCTTTCGCTATTTCATTTCGGATTTCGGAAGGATATTTCAACGCATACTCTTCTGATTGCTGCTTTATTGTTTTCATATTATTACTTTCTATATGGTATTAAGAAATTTGTTCACGAAGTAAACTTGTCCTTTGCCACTAACTTTTGTAGTCAATGTCGTATGTAAAACGCCATTACTTCCAGAGCGTACGCCTTTTTTGATTACAAACAACCCTTGTTCTATGTATTTCTGATTTGGCACGTTATATCTTTCTCCATGCTTGCCCAAATATCCGTTTTTACGCATCCATGCAAACAATCTTTTTTCGCCTATATCGTATCCATTCTGCGCAATTAATTTTGCAAGCTCTCCGATAAGGCATGAATTTTCCGCTCCACTAAATGCGTTTGTAAAGGTTACAGCAGGTTTGGTTTCTTCAATTATATTTTTGTTCTGTTCTTTGAGAATTTGATTTTCGCAAGCCATTCTTTGCTTTTCCTCACGCTCATTCTTTAACTGCGTGGCAAGGCTGATAACAAGGTCGGGGTTGTTTATCATCTGCTCCAAAGTTGGCTGCGTGGCGGTCATACCGTATTTAAGAAGCTCATCTACTCTCATATCCACCCATACCGCTAAATCGGAATTTAGTTTTTGTGCAACACGAATAGCGACAAGACGGTGTGCCCAAGTGCCTGGATTATCTCCACCTCTCTTAACTATCAGTAAATCAGCCAAACTAAAATTTTTTAGTTTGGAAAGTGATGTGCAATAATCGCTGATTTCCTGCGAGTTAACAATTGTGGATAAATTCTTATCGGGATAGGCTTTCGCCATAGCCGTAAGGTTTACCATAACATCACTCCCTTTCTCAAAAGGAATTATATTTCCGTTGTAATCGAATTTAATAATTGAAGTATTCATAATATTTAATTTTTTAGATTTTGCTCAATAGAAAAGTTTCTCTCCCTTTTTTCGGAAAGTGAGGTAGCCCGATAAAAGACTACCAAACACGATAAGTATTTCAATCATGGTTGTTACTTCTTGACAATCCCCGTTCTTCTGTATTCCGCCCACTTATCGTACTGCTTCGTCTTTACGAGGAAAGAGAAGCACGAGCATTTTAATTCAATCTCCCTGCGTTCGCTCCATCTTGTCCATTCGAGAAGTTGTTTCGTAAACTCCAGTTCCTTTTCAAGCTTTGCGATTTTACGTTTGTCTGCTGCACTTGACTTGGCAACCTTTGGCGCAATTTCGTTCACCTTGTGAAAGACTTCACGGTACACGTCAAATACGGGGCGAACTTTGCGGGCAATGAAGTATTCCAAGCAGGAAACGGAGAGGTGATAGTCAATCTTGTTTTGACCGCCTCTCGTTCGCTCACCATTTTGGGCGAGCGGCTGATAATCAATATTTTCTATGAAATTTTCCTTTAAAGCACGTACCGCTTTATCTTTAGCGGAATAGCATAGCATCCAGCAACTATCAAGGTCTACTGGATAGGAAAGATTTGACTTTGAAAGTTCTAAAATAGCTTTGAAATAACGTTTGATTCCTTCGGTTGAAGAAGATAAAGTGAGGGCGTACGTTTCGTGTACTAACGTAGATTGTGGGGTACATATTGTTCTCCCATTCTCTAATTTTGTTTTCTTTGGCATTGTTGAACAAAATTTGAGTTATGTATAAAAAGAAAGCTGTCCGCTTCCCAATTTCTCGCCAAAGAAACTACACAAGATTAATGCGTAGCCAACAAGGGAATGCGAACAGCCTTTTATCTTTTCAGATATAAGCAGTCAAATGGATATAAAAAATCCACGTCATTAATCTTATGTCAGCTTCTTTGGCGTTGAAACTGCCGCAAAGATACACACTCAAATCAAAATGCCAAAGGAAAACTATATTTTTTTAATCCAAAGTCTTAATCACAATCTCGACACGAGGATTGTCCTTATCAACGAATTTGCGTGCATGGATAAGGCAACAGTTATTATCGTTCTTTATACACTTTATACGCTGTAACACGTCAAGTTGCAGTTTCAATACATTATCCAAATCACTACGTTTGCTCGGATAATACACGTCAATGTGGAACTCAAACGGCTCGTTTATATTCAAATCCCTCAACTTTCCAGCCTGCCAAATAAAAGATTCCTCATATTTTTTTAATGCAGGAGTCTTAGCCAAACATCTGTGTCCGTTAATGGTTACTATCTTGTAGCAATTAGCCTTTGATGGGGCGTTACCTTTTATGGCAGCTTTATATTCCATATCATATATGCTTTATTTTAAGTTCAACATTCACCGGCTTGTCCTTCATCGTGGAGAAAGCATCGAGTATCCTCTCCTTAGTCAACTGGATAGGTCGGGTCATTATTTCACTCTCTATGTTTTCCAATGGTATCTTCTTTCCGTCATAAGTAATAAGAACCGCAGAAGTTATTACGTAAGGACTCATGTCTTGTATTGTTTCTTTATCTGCCTTGCAATCTTCTTGTTCAGCTTACTTAGACGCTCTGCCTGCTTGCTGTCACCTCCAATATTATGAATGTCTGACTTTCGGTCTGCGATAAGCTTCTGAATGATTGCACCTTCGGATTTGGTTATTGTAAGTTTCATTCAAGTTTTTATTTGAATCCCCATTCTTCCATGTAGTCAATGTTTTCAGGAAATCCTTCTACCGATTTGGGACTAAGGAATATTTTCTCACTTTCTAATTTCGAGCCTCCCCATCCAGTAGGTGGGCAGTTTTCGTATTCTTCTTTAGAAACTTCACTTACATTAAAATGGGGTTGGAAGCCATATCCCATTACGCTTTCCCCTAAGTAAGTACCAAACTTCTTTAAAGCCCATTGAAATGCAATATCTTTATATAGGTAATGTTTAGAAAACACAGCCACATATATTTTATGAGAGAAATTTCCTGTTTCTGTTAAGTCAGGATTACATCTGATACAGAAATACTTAATACGTGAAAGTATTTCTTCAACAAACCTTTCATGCTTTTCGCAATCTTCTTTCGTTAAGAACTCTTTCCCGTCATTTGCAGTGTAAATAGTCTTGGTAATTTCTTTTGTTTCCATGATGTTTTTTATTAAAGCCCCGAAGCGTATTCTCCAGGGCACAACCATTATTACTAACCCATGCCATTTACGTGTGGCTCACATTTATGAGGTGGTAGCAGGACTTGCACCTGCATGATAGGAGTTTTTCTTGGACTTTCACCAAGTAGTTTATTCATTGACATTGCGGTCTATTCGGCATTACCCGTTATTAACTCAGTGGTTTGAATTTTTTTTTACGGCTAACCGTAACACATTGACTTACCAACCTATCTATAAGAGCTTCACTTTAGCGTCTCTCGTTGTTCCGCCATACCACCATTTTTGCCCGCCCAATCTTCACAGACCGGACAGGCAGGTTAACAAATAGTTCCCGGATAGGCGGTCAAGCCACACCGGGATAGTTAACTGTTAGCTGAAATTAAATCACTTAACCCGAACCTTTCACGGGACTTCTGCGTGAGCAGAGGGCGTTTAGTTAATAATTATGGTTATTTGTTAGGGATATACCAATCCGGGATATAATCATTCATTTTTAGCCTCACTTTCTATACTACCGTTCGGAATGACTTTAGGTTTATTTCCGGTCTTATCTATAATAACCGATTTGCCGCCAATTGTGACCTCTGTACACTGTCCCTCTGGGAATCTATTGATAAATCGGGATACTTCTGTATTACTATCATCCTCAGTCTCGTTTGGCTCATACGGATATACATCCATGATGGCGGTTTCCGCTACCGATGCAATTTGGTAGTCGGCCATTGTGCCTTTCATGCCTTCATCCAGATTCTTTACCGCATCACGCAAGTCGGCTGCCTGCACCAATACCTGGGTAGACGTTTTTTTCTCAGCACCGCTTTTCTCGTCCAATGTGATGAAAACCAGCTTGCATTTGAACCAACGGTCGGCGGCTTCCTCTTCGCATGGAAACAGTTCGCTATAGTTGGTACGTTTGATGTCCGATACCGTGAATTCTCCTGAAATAAACGGTGCCATCTCTTCGATGATACGTGCTTCTGCTTCCGTAAAACTGAGTGCATTTACCAGATAAGGTTCGGTAACTTTTTTGTTCATTCCGTTTTCCATTGTTTTTTCATAACGGATTTTACACTCAAACCATGTGTGCATAATTTTCTATTTTAAATAAACGTTTTGTTTCTGTCTATTTCAATCTCCATTAATTGCAATAACCTCTCTTCATCAGGACTTGGAAGATAAACGCCGCATTCGGCACTCGCCCAATTACGAAAACGCTCAATGCTCGTCGTCATTTCCGCTGTATCTAAATCAGTGGAACTACGTAAAACTTCCATTTCTCCCAAAAACTTATCATTAATCCTACGGGTGAATATTGCAGGATTTACTAACTTTTTGTAATAGTTCTGTTTTACGTATTCCAGCGTGTTCCCCGTCTCACAAGCGAAGAAGCCTAAAAGGGTGTGCAGGTATTTGTTCTGCTGCGTTGTCCTCTTAGGCTTCTTTTCCGTCAGTTCCACAATGCAACCCTTTGAGAAGAGATAGTTACATCGTATTTTGAACTGCTCTTTGTGGAGCGGGTTGGATAGGTCGTATTGCATAATATTTTAAAATGGCAAATCATCTTGCGGGGATAATCCCGGAGCTTCCGCAATCTGTCCCGATGTGGGGCTGCTCTGAACGGGCTTATATTCCTTGAAATCTCCAAAAATATACTGTATGCCTTCTTTGCGTTCTTCTTGTTTTGGGGCACAAGTAATAAAATGGGTATGCCCAAACTGTGAAGGTTCCTTGCGTTCGATAACCGCCACATTTAAATAAATTTTCTCTTTCCCGTCTTTGCAGATTACTTTCTTCATTTGCTCACGGGGAATGTCACTAAGACAAATACTTCCTGTTAAAATCATAATACTATTCTATTGTTTCTTTAAGTAAATACTTGGTCAAATCTCTGTATTCAGCCCATTCAAGAAATGAGCGAAGCAGATTATAATTATCCTGCTCCATGCCATCGTAGCGATAGCATGTTATTGCAGGACCATAACGTTTCAACGGAATACCTCTGACATCATATCCATGCTTTTCTTTATCATATCCTTCAAATATGAACAAATCAAAATGAAATATATCTGCATTGAATAATTGGAGATAAAATTTCCATTGGCAAGAATTTATGTAATCGGCATCAATAGGATAAGAATATTTGGTTTTAATATCCCTAATTTCTACGCCATCTATCATATCGGCACATCCTGTTATAATAGCATTCCCAAAGTCCTTATAAAGGCGTATCTCATGAAAAGCATCAGGATGTTCATTCCTGTATGCAAGAGCCGCCTTACATTGTGGTATGTCAAGAATTATCTTGTTTCCCTCAATGTCAAACGCTCGTCCGCTTGGCATTTGTTCCTTTTGTTCTTTCCCGTAATAAAGAAAGGTACGCTCACCTGCTTTAACCTTTTCGCATTTCGGTGTACCTTCTTCCACTATTTTATGAAAAGCTTTTCCAATTCTCGTATATGTATTGCCTTCAAATGCACCTGATATACTGTCAATAACCGATTGTTCAGTTATCTCATAACTGGCGTAATCGCTTTGTTCTATGTATTTTCGGAATGCTTCTAGTTGTGTTGCCCTAATAAGTGGTTTCATGCTTTAATAAACATTTTTTTGTCCTTGTCGAATGCGTATCCTTTTGTAGCAAGATTTTTTTGCATTTCAGAGAAGAACGGTAATTGCATGATTTTAGGCAGTGTCTTGGTTGCTTCCATCAATGAGATAATATCTTCATCAGTCATTGCAGCCGCAAGTTGCTCTCGTATTGCTGCAAGCTGCTCGTTGGCTTTTGCTTGTGCTTCTCCTTTTCCTTGAATAGATATTTTGACTTTTGAAACAATGTCAGACATGCAAGTATCAAATTGGGTTGTGCCATAATCTGGAATAGTAACAGTTTCAAGCCCGGCAACATTTTTCCCTACAAAATTATCTAACGGAGCAAAAGATATACAGCGTTTTCCATTTTGGATAAATACATATCCCACTTGGTCTGCAATTCTAACAAGAAGGTCTTTAGATTGTCCGGTACAATCCGGAGAGTGCTTTATCACATCACCGTCTGCTGTTTCTTTATCATGGCAGATGAATATAATATCAGAACCATTTGAACGAAGGAAGTTGACGAACTCTTTAAAATCTTCGCCCATCTGTCCGAAGCGTTTTAAAGAATTTGTTTTTAACTTATAGTTGTTTTCAATGGCATACTGGCTCAAATAATCGTCAAGCATAGACTTTGCTGTATCAACCACAATTGTTTTATAGTCTTTCATTGATTCCCGCTCACTATCTATGTCTTTCCAGTTTTTAGCCATTATAGTATCACAACGCTGTACTGCTCGGTCTGCACCTCTGTCGCAATCAATCAATAAGGGGGTATCGGCTGTTGTAGCAACACTTGTTTTCCCACTTCCTGGTACTCCATAAAGTACAATAATAACAGGACGTTCAGGTAGAACGTCATTCTTTTTTACGATTGGCATAATTTTATAATATTAAGTTTAACAATATCTTGGTAGCCCTTGACTAACGCAAAGAAACATCCTTTCGTCTTCGAGTTCTTCAGGTGTATAATCATATTGATTACATTCGAGTTCTGCGCGCAACTCCTCAGTGTCTTCCTCTATAAGCTGAATGATTTCTTCTTTTGAAGAATACCCATACTTGGGAAGATAGTCCAAATTGCAAGCTTTGACTTCGTTCAGCTCCTTGTACAGTTCTTCAAGTTCATTTTCCATTGTATTGTGTTTTTAAACCGCCCGTACAAGGTTAAAGGGAAGCGGTGCACACTTCGCTTCTCTCACGGCTTTTAGTACGGTAATAGCACTACCTTTGATGCGGCATAGGTCAAACCTCTATAATCTCAAATTCTCCTTTTTTGATATATATCTTATGGTTGTAGTAATCTTTGACTATTGCGTAATCAGATTCCGGTCTTATATTACCTGTACAATCTTCTACATAGGAGTTGCCGCAGGCTTCCACCGTTGCACTGTCGTAGGCTTCCACCGTTGCACTGCCGCAGGCTTTCACCGTTGCACTGTCGTAGGCTTC